AAAAACCATGACCGTAGATTAGAGAGAGAAGTCCAGTGAACCGAGAGCAGCCGTGGAGACCTTACCTTTATCAGGATCAGCCGCCTTGGCGGGAGCAGCTTTCTTGCTGCGGGGCAGGTAGAGAATTTTCTCTACTCCGTAGTTAAGGTACTTACGATCTTCTTTTTCGGAAGTGCTTACCCGACCTACCGCGATTGTGGGAGTACCGGGAGAGAGCTCAGCAAGTTGGGTTGAGAGGCTGTCCCACGCAGTCAGTTTGAACCAGGAGGTCTCTCCTTTTTCATCCTGCCAAGCGAGAGAACGGTTGGTGACGGTGTTGTCCCCTAGTTGAGTTTCTTCGGTAGCAGGTCCGAGACCACCCGTGGAAACAAACAGATTTACTGCCAGCAGGTCGTCCCAGTTCTCCTTGGTTACGATGAGCATCGGCTGCATCTGAAGTACACCGTCTGGTGTAGTTTTCGTTGGGCCTATAGCCAATACAGTTTGCTTCTCTTCAAGCGCCGTGAGGAGCTTTCCGACGTAGTGATCCTGCTTCATCGAAAGCTGGACCTTTGTAGCGACCCGACGATCGCTTGAAGGTAGAGACTCAGCTAAGACGTGTACGACTTTGTTTTCGTCAATGTCTGCTGCATCAGTGATGCGTAGACCGAGAGTGAAAATGTTCACGGTTTAACGTTCGGTAGATCGTTGAGCGGTGTACCTTGAGTGCCTTGGCGATCTCCTTTACAGGGACGCCACGACTTGAGAAGGCTAAGGCCAAATTGATGTCAGCGTCGCCTAGCTTTGAAGCCTTCATTTTTTTGTAAGAATTGTGGTAGGGGTTGATGCAATATCGGTTCCCGCAAGACGGGCGAACACATCCGTCTTTATTGATTTCAAGATAATCTAGTATCATGGGACGCACATAATACTTCGTACTCAGTGCGTATATGATTGGTGATCCATTTGAGTATTTACCTTCCCAAGGCTCGCACTCAATATGGCTGAACTCACTCACAGCTAAACGTCTAAACAACTCGGATAAAGCTGTGTCGTTTATGTTTTTGTAAGTGAGTGAGAAGGTATCTGCTCTTAATGCTCTTGAAATGTCTGAAGCCTGAGCCTGCGCGTGGCCTGCATCGTTAGCCGTTAGAGCGATCTCAAGCTCTTTGTCTCCCCTGCTTACAGACAGACAGTAGCTAATAAATGTCATTAGGCTGGAACGCCTTAGCTGCTTCGATAATACGTCGGCGATCTTCCTCGTTTGCCGCAAAAACGGGGTACAGCCGAAGCCATACCCCTAAGCGACCTTCTAAAAGACGTTGAAGGATTTTCATTTATCTTCTGAGGCTGTAATTAGATTAGCCTCAAATCAAATTTCAATAATCAAATCAAAGCTAATTCTTTCTTTGCCTTCTCACCAACGACGAGGTCCTCAGCGGAGATCATTCCACGGATCTGATCGTCGCTCAAACCAGCCATACGCGCCCGATTGACTGCGGCAAGACCGATTGAGTTTGGCTCTGCATGAGGTCCTGCAAAGCACAGAAGTGTGTTTACGCTCGCCATGGTGACTCTCTTATTTTCCTGAATAGTTTACAGGTATTTACGAGCGGCGCCACCCAAGGTTAGGCCTTGTTTTTCAGCCCTTCGAGCGGCTTGTTCCAGAGAGATACCCTTCGCCTCTGCAGCCCTTTGGAGGCCAGCCAGACCGATGCCGCCCGAACCCGAGTCCTTCGCAAAAGCGGCAATACCTTTGGCTTCTGTGGGAGCAGCCGCTGCGGGAGCAGGTGCCTGATAGGTCATAGAAGGACCCACATTAAGCGCTTGTGCGGCCTGTGTTCCGAACGTCAGACCCTGCTGTTGCGCTAAGGACCTGATCGCTTCATCAGCTAAACCAGCTTGGCGTGCTCGATCAACTGCTGCCATACCCAGTGCACCACTCGTCGCTCCTGAGCCCGTGTAGCTCGGCATAGTAGTTTGAATGCCTAAACCCTTAGCAGCCTGCTCACCGAAAGTTAAGCCCTCTTCTTGAGCCATACGCTTGATATCTTCGTTGCTATAGCCGTACTCCTGAGCTCGGCCCACACCCATGGCTCCGATGGAGCCTGAAGTGCCCATAGGCCCGATGAATTCGCTAAGTAATTTCTTTGCTTTTTCTTCGACGGGTTCGGGTTCGGGCTCCATGGCCGCGCCTCCGGTTGTACCACCTCCGACAACGCCACCGGAAGTTGTATCAGTAACAGAGCCGACCGTGGAGCCACTGCCTTCCGGCGTGAGGCTGAACTCAGCAATTCTTGTCTGAGTCCTTGGCGTTGTATAAGTTAAAGAACTAGGTCTTCCCTTTAAAAGGGTTTGGACCTTAAACGATGGGGCGAAGCCTTCGAGCGAACCAGTACCTTCCCCTTCTTCGTCGGCAAACAGTGAAGTCAGATCACCTAGGCCAAACTTAGAACCTGCCTTCCGAATGAAGTCACCGTACTTGTTGCTGAAAGAGGAAGCAGTAGGCGTGGCAGTCATTGCGATTCCCTAAGTACCGCCTTCCTTAAGGCTGGTCGTTGTAAGACCAGTATAAACCAAGCGTTTTTTATCTGTTTATTTAGGCTGTTCGAAGGTCTTGAATCCTGTGAAAACTGGTGCTGCTTTCTGTTCCGCATCAGGAGCTTCGAGTGTTTTAAAACCCGTAAAAGGCCCCACTGCTTTCGCTCCCCCGTAGAGCCTTGCTCCTTCCTCTTGGCCTGCCTGTTTTTTAATAGTTTTTAATTCAGGAAAGTACCTTAGGAGTTCGGAACCCCTGTCTTCTTCAGGGGTTGTGAGAGGCACCCCAAAGAAGTCACCAGCAAATCGAACAGCCATTAGAGCTACCTACTTCTCTTTATTCTCGATAAAAAATCTTTTCAGGTCAAATCCAGGTCCTACAGCTCCTTTCAGTACTCGCATTGTCATTTTAGCTTTTTCGTGGCACGTGAAGTACAGCGCCTTGTCTTTATTAGATGTGTAGCTCACTAAGTTACGCCTCTCTTTATCTAAACAGTCACTGACATACATAGAGTCTTTTATAATTACCCACACCTCTTGGAAACGCAGGAGAGGCATCGCCTTTGTCTCGTCGAGTGTGTACAGTCTCGACCTTAAGGTTACCTTTTTATTGGTTTTTTTGACTACAGGTTTTTTAATTTCTTCTGTGTTTTTTTCATTTTCTTTACATAGCTCAGTGGCTTTTGTTTCCAGCTGACGCTTAAGGCTGCGTGCCTTGTTGGCAGCTTCTAATGCGCTGTCGAATACGTCAATCGTAAAGCAGACCCCACTACTCATACGAACACAACCAACGTACCCAGATTCTGTCCTTGCAGTAAAAACTTGTTTGTCTTGTACTGCACAGAGATTTAAGATCTCTACAGCAGGCGCCGTTTTCTTTTTGCTGGTTTGTGCAGCGCTGTTTAGCTTAGCGACCTTTACTTCTTTTTCTTCTTCCTGTTTGACGACAGACTCAGCGTGGACCATCAGACGCCCTTGCTCGTGCTCGGTCGTCGACTTCAGCCCATCCCAGAGAACGGCGGCGTAGTGCCTACGATCTCCACGCTTATTGGTTTTGATGAAGACTTCCTTCACAACCCCTAAACGTGAGCTGTGCGCGTAGCCAGTAATTTGATCTTTAATTTTCTGATCCGCGGTCTGACTGAAACACGTGATGTTTCTAATGTTCAGAGCTACGCGGTCCCCCACTTTGAACTTACTGGGTGCGAGGGTTCGTTGGCGCTTAGTGGTTTTGGTCATTTTTCGGCCCAGGTTTCTCCGTGACTTGCGTCTGCTTTCGCAGGGACTTCTTTCAAAATGGTCTCAGCTGCTTCTTTCATACAGCGCTCAAGCACCTCTTGGTAGTACTCGACTTTATCCTCAACAACTTCAAGAACAATTTCATCATGTACACAGGCAACTAGGTGAGCTTCATCACCGATATACGGGTTGAGCTTGGCTAACGACAGCTTAAGGATATCAGCTCCGGCGCCTTGTATCAGCGTGTTGGCACACGCAGTCATCGTCGCGTCGGAGTAAGACAACAAACGACGTCTGCCCAAAGGTGTTCTGACATAAGTCCATCCGTCTTCAACCATGGCAGCTCTCTCCCGGTGCCATTGGCGCAGCCGTGGGTAGGCGTTATGGAAAGCCATGTGAGCGACCTTCGCCTCTGACAAGGAGATGATTTTCCCCGACTGTGCTGCATACGTTTTGTACTTCCTAAACCCCATCCCATAAAGCAGGGCGAAGTTCAGTGTCTTACCTTCCTGGCGCTGGTTTTTCTGAACCTCTTCTAGTGGAACCTTGTAGATGAGGCTCGCAGTCACCGTGTGAAGGTCATGCCCCTGCTTGAACGCCTGAATCATCTGAGGGATACCGATCAGCTCAGCACCTAACCGAAGCTCGATCTGACTGAAGTCGCAGATGATTAGCTGATGCCCAGCCGTGGCCACAAAGCACTCTCTAAAGTCCTTGTCCCTAGGTATCTGCTGTGCGTTAATAGCGAATTGAGTTTTTACTTTTTTTGCACTGGTCTTCTTAGCTCCGCTCGATGTGAATCGACCCGAGTTTGCACCGTACTGGTTGTATCCCGAATGAATCCTTTGGGTAATCGGATTTACATTCGCGATTAGCTTCTCAGCGTGTTCGAGCTGAGTCTCTATTTTGGTTCTTTTCCTGTAAAGGTTCAGTAGCGGATCATCTGAATCGAACTCCGCGAGCTGGATCTGATTAAGAGTGCTTTTTCCTGTTCCTGGATTAACTGGTAGTTCAATACCAAGTGCTTCGAAGCACTTTGTGCACTGGACACCAGATCCCGGATTGAATTCCTTCCGTAGGTTTTTTCCGATCGCGAGCGAGCCATCGACCTTCCTCGGTAACTTCAGCTCCGTAGGCAGAGCGTCGTCGAGCTTAGTACAGAATTCTAATGTTATCTCGTCAAGCCTCTCCTGTATAGAGTGCTTTAGTGCCATCAGCTTAGTAATATCAACGTTAAAGCCTTTGTGACACATGCGAGCCACGGGGCGAACACACTTCGATTCAAGTGAGTAAACGTCCAGAAGCGCCTCTTCCGCTAACTCTCTCAGTTGATCTGAAGCGATCTTCGGCAACAGATCTACGTCTTTCGCGGCGTACTCTATTTGTTCTATGTCGAGTTCTTCCTTACTCCAATCTGAGACCTGTTGTTCCTTGCTGATCTCAATCTCAAGTCGTCTTTCGACGACAGCTTTTAGAGAGCAGCTGACGTCATCGAAGTAAGGCTTCTGGAGCTTTGGTGAGACTTTCTTCTCTTTAAAGCCGGCTCGTAAACAGCGTTCGGCGATGTAGGTGTCGAAGATTTTTCCTTTGAAGTCGATACCTAGCGACAGGAGGAACTGAAGATCAAAATTTAAATTGTGACCCAGCAGCATCTCCCGACTCTCGATCAGTTCTTTCAAACCAGATGTATCTGGAATCTTAAATAAGTCCAGGACATATATCATTCGATCTACTGCCTTCTCGTCTGTTGTACAGAGCTGAAGGAGTCTCGCCCTGGCCACGTGGGAGTCAAGCCCCGTGGTCTCAAAGTCCAGGCAGAGCTTGGGAATGTCGATTAGCTCACGAAGCGCCTCTCTGTACTGCTCATTGCTGGTGACGTAGAAGATTTTCATGAGACTTAAAAAGGGCGCCTTTCGACGCCCTGAGTTAGTGATCTGTTACTAGGAGAGTTCAGGCAGCGTACATCCTTTTTTCCCGGATGCGGCTGCTCCAGCGGTGACTGATGAAGTCTGCAATATCTCCCCACTCTTGAGCTACCTTCCGACCCATAGGGGTTGCGGAGACAGCGTAAACGGTGCGACGGAGTTTCTTGCTGTTCTCATTGAGTTCTTTGTCTTTGCTTCCGTACTCAATGACTTCCTTCATCTCTACCAAACCCCACTCCTTGAGGAGAGCGGCACCGTCTCGGATAGCGGTGTACACGGGCGACGCGTGGTAGCAAGCACTGCGGGGTACGTTTGGCCCTTGGTTCAGGGTGCGGTAGTGACCATCGCCATCTTTAACGAACCCTGTGAAGCACTGGGAATCCGGGCTAACTGAGCCCCGATAAGCCATGCCGTTGATCGAGGCAGTTGCAAGTTGGCGAAGGGTACGAGTCCCACCGTCGACAAGCCCTTCCAGGATCATCGCAGCGCCAATCGATTTCAGTCCGCCCATCTGGCAGAGTGAGTCGATAGCTTCTGAAGGCTGAGTGACCTGCAGCGTGGGCTCGATTCGGGAAATACGATTCGCGTCGGATCGGGTGTACTGACGCTTTTTAGGAGTTTCGACTCCTTCGATCGCGAACCGAGCGGCCAAAGAAGCAAGGGTAGGATTCTTGGTCTCAACGCTGATCGAGAACAGTTTCTTAGCGTCGATCATTGCTGGGTCGACGTGTTCGGCAATGTCAACGACGATTGCTGCGTCGCGACCTGCGGCATTCAGCAATGCCTTGGCTTCGTTGTTGTCCAGGTTGGTGTCGCCAATTTTGAACTTGAAGTTCATGTAATGGAGGGGCGGAACGTGTAGAGCCTATAGCTCCAATACAAAAGACGGTGAATCCTACAGATTTTCTTCGGTTTTAGTCAGTAAACCTCTTCGAGCCAATACGTCCTTCACACAACTCACCTTGTCATACCAAGTTACAAGATCTTCTACTATCTGCATAGCCATCAACTCAAAGTCGTGTTCGCTCAACATGAGTGCCATTTCGATGTCGGCCTTATTGCC